TTACAGGGGCAGTTCCATCCACTCGCTGCCCCTTGCGTCCTGGTAGCGAGCTGTCATTTCTGCAGATTTATGACCAAGGAGCCGTTGGGCAAACTCACTCCCTCGCAATTCAGTATGTAGTCGAGCAGACAGGCTTCTAATCTCATGGAATGACGGCGGATCACCTGCCCACGACAAGCCCGACAGTTTACGTGATTTCGTGAAATAATCCGACATTGTTCTTTCAGCTACCTTTCCACCGGTACGTGGTGAAATGATGTAGTCGCTGGTTTTCGTGATATCGCCGATCAGTTGCTCAAGGTTAACATCGGCTACGCTCAACCTCACCGGTATGGCCACCATTGACCCGGTTTTTCCTTGCTTGACCAGCAGCCTGTCGTTAGAGATATCCTCCCATTTCATGCTGCATACGTCCCCCATGCGCTGGCCGGTTACAAGTGCCATATTCAGCGCTGGAATAAACCAAGACGGCAGGGCGCTCGCGCATTGCCTGATCGTGTTAAAGTCTGCAATTGACAGGCGCGATCGCCGCACGTCTGTCTTTGGGTTCCTGGTCGCTTCAACAGGATTGTGTTGTATGGCCCCGTCTGCAATGGCTTCCCTGAATATATCTAGCAGCGTTCCACGCATGATTTTGGCGCTTGAGCTTTTCCCCTGCTCAACATAGTGGTTAACGAACTCGGCGATGTCCTTCGTTGTGAACTCTGCGATCGGCTTATCTGGGAAGTAATCACGGTATATCCCCAGCTTGCTTCGGTGATTGACCATCGTTGACTCCTTCAGCCCGCGACGCTCTACAATGGCATCGTACCGGGCGAGCCACGCATGAAAACTCAGGCATTCTTTGGCGTTTATTCTATCCACCAACCTCGGTGCGGCATCCATCAGTTGCAGATTAGCTTCAATGGCTTGGTTAATTGCATCACGCTTATTTCTGCCGAGACCGAATTCCTTACCCGTCCTTGGGTCGCGGTAGCAGTAATAGCCGTTATTCCTAACGTACAGGTTTGGAGGAAGATCGCGGCGCATGTGGTTTCTGATCCTTGCCATTGGTGATTCTCGACAGTAAAGAATTGATTTGCCCGCGTGGATTCAGCGGATCTATTTTTTCTGCCCGTTCATCAAAAAGGTACTCCCGGCCATCAAGTACAGGCGCGGGGTAAATTTTCCCTGCGCGTATCCAACGACGGACGGTTTCTTTACTGCGTGGACGGGGAAGGCGGCTATTCCACTCCCCCAGGGTCAATAGTTTTGGCATGGTCTTTCCTCGGTTTAATCACCAGGGCTATTGCGTCGTCGGTCACACGACACGCCCGGATGATATCTTCTTCACTGAGCTGTTTTTTCCGCACACTTGCGGATAAGCGGCCTATCTTGATGTCGAAATCAGAGAGTAGGCGCGCACCTGGTTGCCATGCCTGCATTGTGGTTCCCCCCTTGGTTATTGGGTTACCACAATGCAGGTGATGGGCGGTTATTTCTGATTAGGCTTAATCAACTTTTTAAAGGCTTCTTTCTCGCGAACTAGCCTGACTTTCTTCGGGAAATGGAAGGAGAGTTCACTGCGACTTTCCACCTGGATGATCCCTGTTTCGCCATCAGAGAAGGTTACGTGTACGGCGTCGCCTTTGGCTAAATACATTCTCAGCATTATTGTTGCCTCGATAGTGGCCCCAGTAGTGGGGCCGGGTGATTATCGAACTTGCAGCGTACGCTCTCCGATCTCGATGTGGGCGCCCTTGACGTCCACGCCGCTCTCGATCGCTTCCTTGATGGCCTTTTTATCTGGCGCAACGAGGGTTTGCACGGCTACTAACTCATCTGGCAACAAATCCACGTTATCGATCACTACACTGACGGAGCCTTTTCGTGCAGTAAACGTATTGGCTACGGTCTTTAACTTGTCCTGGCCAGACGCAAGTAAACAAGTCAGCACATACTGCCGGATGGATTTAGCGCGGTTCTCGAATGACTTTTTACGATCCGCTAGGCGTTTAACTTCTTCGTCAACGGTCTTGGCCATGCCTTCGAGATTGCGAACGTAGGTATAAGCGGCGTCAAACTTATCGCCAAGTGCGCCCTCGATACCTTCCAGCGTATCCGCGATCATTTCCGGGGTAAGCTCGTCGGAGGTTTCGACCAACTGCTGCAGCTTGGCGTAATCAGATGCTAATGCGATGGCTGTGATGCTCATTGGGTTTTCTCCTCGGAAGCGGAAAGGGCTTTGATACGTTCATCTTTCAGGGTGGTGAGGCGGCGCAGGCGACCAGCCAAATACCTGGCGTGCTCTGTATCGCCCTTACCCTCAGCGGCTTTACGGTGGGCGTCCACTTCGCGGGCGATAGAGGCATGCACTTTGTTGGCCTCGTTAACCGTTACGGCCTTGCTGATTGTCTCGGCGACTTTGGTCAGCTTCTCGTCCAGCTCTTCACGCAACCGGGTAACACCCTCGGCTTTGTCACTGGCGTTCTTGAGGGCAAACTCGGCGTCGTTCTCTTGGCGGTAGTTAACATCGTCATACAGACCGAGGAACACGTCGGCAGAGAAACCAAGCTGTGAAAGGGCTTTTTTGGTGGCGTCGGTTAGCGATTTTTTTGGTGCTTCACCGTCACTCACAGGGCCATACTTGGTTGAGTAGATATAAGGGGTACAACCGTAGGCCGGTATCACAGCGGTTTTCCCGCCTTGTTCGAACCACAGGTTGATTCTTACGGTATGGTTAACCTCGCAGAGGTAACCACCGACACCGTTAGGAATAACACCTTTGATTACGGTGCCATCTTCCTGCTTGATGGGTTGCATGATTGGTGCACCGTTATCGAAACGTTCCTCGACAACTTCAACGCCCCAGTTGATACCCTGCGGGCCGAAAAGCTTGGTGGCCTCCATAACCATGTAGGTACCATTGATTGACGTCCCGCCGCCGTTATTGGAAAACGCCTTTGTGTGTTTGGGGTCGGTCTTATAAACCTTGTTCCAGATAGCCAGGTTGTCGCGCTCTTCCGGCTGTTGCTCAGCGAAAAACTGCTCTACCAGGTTGGCGCGCTGCTGGAAATCATCAGCCTTAATCTGTTCGGCCAGCTGCGTTGCTTCAACGGCGAGTTCCTCTGCACGCTGCAACATTTCGCTTTTCTGCTTTGGCTCTGTTGCATATACGCCATAACCCAAGTTATCCAGCGCTTCTTTAGCCTGCAGGGCGGCCGCATCGCTGACCGGTTCGGTGGTGGCCACTTCCTTTTTTTCACTCTCATTTGAGGCTATAACTGGCTGCTTCCCGATCAGACCTTCGACGCTAAATTTTCCATCACCTAGGTTTTCCACTGCTGGCTGTGGGGCGGCATCTTGGCCATAGTTCACCAGTTCCGGGCATGCTGGGTGACCGGTAAGAAAGGTTTTTACAAAATGCAGGCGCTCATTGTCGTTATTGACAAGTTTCAGGTTTTTCAGCCCTTCGGAAATGATCGCATGCCGTGTATCAGTATCGACATCGAGGATGCCAGTGATAACGCGGAAAGTTTTATCCCATGAGCGCCACACAGAATCACGCGACGCGATGATCTCTTTGGCGTTCTTCACGTCACTGGCTTTAGCGTCCGTAGGGTTAATGGCCATAATGGAAAGAGCGGTGTGCATACTCAGGGTATTGTAATCGGACACGCCGCCGGTACCCTCATTGCTGGTGCTGGTGCTGGTGCTGGTGCTGGTGCTGGTGCTGGTGCTGGTGCTGGAGTCGTCGACCATTTTCTCTCTCGCACCAGGTCTGGCCACCCATTTTTTAGCAAAATCCTTAGCGCCAGCCTCAGTGGGGACAGCTTCGCCGAAGTGATTAATAATCGCCGCGATCAGAGTTTCGATAGCAGCAGGGAACATGGCACCGACGGCAGGCACGGCATTCAGGCCGTTGATGATATCAAGCATGCCTGATTCATCTTCTGGCTCGTCATTGTCGATGAGATCCTGCGCAAGCGACAGCATGCTGTGATCAATCTCGTTTGCACCGTACATGGCTATAGCTGCGATTTTAAGTTTTGATGGTTGCTTAAGCAGGTCAACCGGGCCTGCCGGCGGCGCTTCAACTGCCCGCGGTTGCCAGCATTTAAGCTCACTATTAAGCTCGTTATCGATAGCAAACTGTTCATCGAAAACGCCAACGGCGGGGCGGGGACAGCCAGGCTGATCTTCAACAATCTCCGGCTTGAGGAAGTTATCGGCAGCCGCTGGATAAGCCTCCCACAGCTTGCCGGTGGCCATTACTTCCGCCACCTTTTTGTTCGGTGCTTCAAGAGCAATAACTAACGCTATTGCCCCGTTGTTTCTGGCCTTTTTGCTTGGCTCAAATTTAACGATTTGAATAGACATGGTTGGTCTTTCCTTTGGTTGTTACACGCTGGTTAGGCGCGGTTAGTATTGGCCTGTTTTCGCTAGGCGAATGGCTGCTTTAACGCTGGATTTGGGCAGGCGTACAGCTTTGAATTCACCCTTAACCGCATTCGCATAAACCATGCCGGTGGTAGGGTAGAACTCAACGCGGCGCTTACCGCCAATAATGGTGATGTGCTTTGTGCCGTGGCTGTAATCGCAGTTGTTCTCATGCTCGAAAACAGAGAGGCCCGCAGCGATGATTTTGTCGATAACAGAGTTGATATCCATGGCTCACCTCAATATGGCAGTTCGTCAACGGTTACCGGGCAATGCTCGATACAAAGAAGCTGCTGAATCTGATCATCGATGGTGGCGATCTGGAGGTAGGTCGCTTGGGTTAGATTGGCCTTTTGGGCCTGCAGCGCTTCAACCTGCTTGCCGATAATGTCGATCGGTTCCGGCTGGTTAACGTCGATGAAGATTTGGCGGGTTTCAATCAACACGTTCCCACGGAAAGAAGACATATCAGATGTGCTGACATAGAAGCCTTCGGATAATGGATAGGTGGTTACGTGGATGTACAGCGTGACTGGTATCTGTAGTGCTTTCATAGCAACTCCGATATAATTGTTGTAGATCAGTGGCGCAAGCCGTTGGTCTTTCCTAGTTCGGCCGGGGTGGTTCCCGGCAAATCCTGATGGGGTGGTTCCCATCTGGGTAAAGAAGCCCGCCTAACGGTGGGCTTTTTACGTCTGAAGGTTGCCGGTTACGTTATCCGGCGTCGCTTCCCCTGGTCAGAGTTCGGCGACCGTTTCGGCCCTGGTGAGGCGTTGGTCTTTCCTAGCCCACACTTTCCCGCTGTGGGTACGTAACTTGTGGTGACCGGACTCGAACCGGTGACCGCACTTTGAGGACTGGATACCTAGTGGTTTGCAAACCTCTTGATACCCAGGCTGGCCAGCACTCCATAGCCCGCTCTAACCATCTGAGCTACACCACAATCAAAAAGAGCGAGCCACCTACACTATTGTCAGCCCGATTGGGTTTCGGGTTACTTTGCTGACGGCAGGTTTCAGTTTTTCACGCCCGCGCTCTTTGATTGTGGTGCCGGTTACGCTTTCCGGCGTCGCTTTACCTTTTCAGGAGTTACGACCGCATTCACGAGGCATAACGTTTGGGTTGCTGTGGCAAGGTAATCATGGACTTTATGCACCCGGCGATAAGAGGTCGGTTCTCCATTGCCACAACATCCCAAATCTTTGCGGTCTTTCCCGCTGTCAGAACTTGTTATCTGAACAACCGCTGCATTGTTGTGCGCTGTTGATGGAAGTAAATTTAGATTAATCGAACTTTTCAGTCAATGAAAAATGTTAGATAAAACGAACAAAAAGGACGAGGGGAATCCAACGTCATGAAAACATTGGATATTGATTTTATTTTTGTGGTTTGCGGGCTTTGAGGAGTTCCTCGAATAACCGGTTAAATCCTTCAACTCTTTCGCGAAGGTCGGTTAAAAGAACCTCTTTTTCCGATTCTGGCAGGGAAGAAAACAGATCCAGCAGTTCGTTCTCTCTGTCGTCTAGTTGACGTGGTAGTTCTGATGGTTCATCCGGCAACATGTTTTCATCGCCGTAAAGTATCCATGTTGGGGCGCACTGTAGTGCTTTGCTCAAAGCGAAAAGATTCTTCCCTCCAGGCTCACTGTCACCGGTTTCCCACTGTGAAATTGTGACGTGGGCAACCTTCACGATCTTCGCAAGAGCGCGCTGGGTTAGCTTGAGTTCTTTCCTACGCGCTCGAATGCGCTCACCGGGTAATGTCATAGTTAGATAATTCTAAATTTTCTTGACTTCGTTATCTTGAACACCTAATTTGTTAGATAAATCTAACAAGAGGTATTCGCATGTATACGAAAGATGCAATCGCATATTTCAAGACGAAAGCGGCGCTAGCCAAAGCGGCTGGTGTAAGAAAACCTACCGTTTACGGCTGGGGTGAATTAGTGCCAGAAGGTCGCGCTGCCCGTCTTGAACGTCTTACCAATGGTGCCCTTAAGTATGATCTGTCTCTCTATCAAAATCGTGATGGGATTCAGAAGGGTGCAGCTTAACAACCAACACCACCGAAATCTGATTACGCGTAATCAAGTTTCGAGCGACAGGAGACGCGACAAGTGGAAAACATCGAGAAATTAAAAAGCGAAATTGCAGGGTGGGCAGCTGAACGCGGCCAGGAACATGTAGCGATCGAGATCAGCCGCATGTGGCTGCTGTTCGGTACCGAGTCCAAAACCGTGCGCCTGTATCCGATCGAGGATGAATTCGGGCGTGCTGATTGGCGGGCGATCAACACCAACCGCCAGGCTATTTTTCGCTGGCTGCGTGGTGAGTCGAAAGCATCGCGGGCAAAGATCCGGGAAATGGCTGACGCAATGGCCGCAGCACTGCCTGCAGAGCGCCGGGCGCGTTTAGGTGGGGCATCGGTTCAATATCTGCTGTCTGTGGCCATCAGGGAGTTTGCAGCGGCGATTATCGCGATCCTGTTGGGCGCCAACGATACACCGCAGCTGATTGCCGGAGCACTGAACGCATTGCAGAACACCCAACGCCTGACCAGCGTTTAACCGACCGCACTAGGAAAGACTAACATGCTTAATTCTATCGATCGCATTACCTGGCGTAACGGGTACCGGTTGAACGGTGATCCTGTTCCGTTGGAAGAAATCGAACACATTTTCGAAGGGCGGCGCATTGCGGCTCTATCAATCTGGGAACAGTACGAGCAGAGCAAGGCAGCGCTGCAGAATCTTAAACTGACGCCGGAGCAGTACCAGGACGCGTGCCGCCAGATCGCGGAAGCGCTGGGGGTCTAATTATGAGCATGAACCTGATGGCACAAGCCATGAGCATCAAGGTAGGTAATCCCCTGCGTAAGCTGGTGCTGATCAAGCTGGCCGATAATGCCAACGATCAGGGGGAATGCTGGCCTTCGGTACCTTACATCGCAGAACAGTGTGAAGTATCCGAGCGTTCTGTACAGAACCACATTCAGCAATTGGTGAAAGATGGTTTTGTGCGTGTGGAAATACGCAAGGCAGAGAACGGCCTGAATCGGTCAAATATCTATCACATCACCTTAAAGCGTGGTGGTGCAAATGCTGCACCATATGGTGAATCTCCTGCACCCCCTGGTGCAAATGCTGCACCGGTAGATGGTGCAGGAGCTGCACCCAGAACCAGTCACTCTTTAGAACCAGTCAATGAACCTATTGATACTGGATCAGCTGACGCTGACCCCCAAGAACCGCCAGCAGATGATCGAATGAATTATCAGGTGATACTCGACGCCTATCACGAAATCCTGCCAGAAATGGCAGAGGTGCGTGTATTAACCGACTCACGCAAGAAAACCATTCGTAACTTCTGGAAGAAATTTAAGTTCAATCAGGATCGCTGGGTAGCCTATCTGCGTTACATCGCCGTGCATTGCCGCTGGATGCTGGAAGACCGTCCGAACGGTACCGGAGGATTCTGGAAGCGTAAGAACCTGGATTACCTGATCACCGAGCGCTGCTATGTGGCCGTGAAAGAGGAGCGGGCAAATGACCGATAACCTGCCGCAGGCTCCTTACAGCATCGATCTCGAACAGGCCATTCTGGGCAGTCTGATGCACAACACCGAAGAAGACAGGGCGGCCACGGTGTTCGGGTTGGTAAAGCCGGAATCGTTCTACCTTGTGGCGCACAGGGCCATTTTCGCAGAACTGCGCACACTGACGAACGCCAACAGACCGACAGACCTGATCAGCCTGAGTGACGCACTCGAAAGCAAGGGGTTGCTGGAGCAGGTAGGGGGATTTGCTTACCTGGCCGAAACGGGGCGCAAAGCCAGCGTGCATGCCATGACCAGCTATGCGCACGCCGTCCGTGAAAAAGCGGTCTTGCGGTACGCACTCGAAAAACTATACGCCTGCGTCGAAATGGTTGGGGCGAATAACGGCATGGACGCGGCAAGCAAGCTGGCCAACGTTCAGCAGATGATCACCGCAGTTAGCGATCATGCCAAAACCGGAAAGCGTGGCGGGTTGCGCCCGGCTGGCGACGTGATCGGGGAATGGGTGGAGGATATCAGCCGTCGCTTTGATGATCCGGAAGGGGCCGCGGGCCTTACGCTGGGGATTGAAAGTCTAGATCGCATGATGTACCCGAAACAGGTCTTGCGTGGTGCCCTCGTTGTTATCGGCGCCCGCCCCAAAATGGGTAAGACCGCCACCTACAACAAGATCGCCACTCACTTCGCATTGAATCATCGGCTGCCGACGTTGGTGTTTAGCCTGGAAATGACCGATCGCGGACTCATTGAGCGCATGGTTGCCCAAGAGGCGGGCGTTAAGTCTGAAATTTTCTATGTTGGCGCCGACGACGATAGCGATATGGCACGCGCCATGGCCAAGGCGACAGAGTTGGCAGAGTCCAACCTGATGATCGACAGCACACCTGGTGCGACGTTAGCGCATGTTGTTGCCGAATGCCGGAAGGTGAAACGCCAGCGCGGCAATATCGGTTTGGTGGCAATCGACTATCTCACCCTGATGAAAGCCGAGGCGGCAGAACGGCGTGATATTGCGTACGGCGATATCACCACCGGGCTGAAGAATCTGGCGAAAGAAATGGATTGCGTGGTGCTTCTGCTGACCCAGCTTAACCGCAAACTTGAAGAACGCGCCGATAAGCGACCGTTACCGAGCGACAGCAAAGACACTGGCCAGATTGAGCAGGATTGCGACGTATGGATCGGCCTGTATCGTGATGCTGTCTACAACAAAAACTCAGACCCTCACCTAATGGAGTTGCTCTTGAAGTTAAACCGCGAAGGGGCCAGCGGTACCGCGCACGCCCTGATGGTGGACGGGTATATCAAAGACGTTTCAGACGAGGAGGTAGCACGCCGATCACAGACCGGCCAAGAGAAAAGCAGACGTTACGCAAAAGATAAGCAAGAGCCAAAAGTAGACGCATTTTAACCGCGCCTGACCAGCGCGTAATAACCAAACCAACAGGAAAGACCAACATGCATACTGAAATTGTTTACGCTAAATCCCCATCGATGATCGACAACGGCTGTGATTACACCGCCTTGATAATCTGGAACATGAACGCCAACGCTCGCGCCCGAACCCGTTCGCCATTTGTCCCTGCGCCGGTACCCGTCCAGGTAATGCAGCCGAAGTTCGATCGCAAGGCGACCACCGGCAAGAAAGTGGTGAAGAAAAAAGCCCAAAAGGTGGATTTCCCCGCCAGCAAACTTGCCGCCGTCATGCTCGGTAAAACCCTGTCTTACACCGCCATTCTGGCCGCACTTAATAAATTCCACCCTGGCCACGGCATGAACCGCCGGGTGCTACAAACACGCGTTCTCGCGATGATCAATTCGCCCTTCGTCAAAATAACCCGACACGAAACACCGGTACCTGAATTCACCCTGGAACACGTTGACGGGCAGTTTTACGTCAACTCGGAAAGAACCCTAGAAGCGATGGTGTAACCCATGGCCGGGCAATCGGATTACCTCCCGCCCGGCTTACCGTTCAATCGCGGAGCCTGGCCGCAGGAATATCGGGATCTGGAAAATCTCGACCTGCGTGCCAGTGGCTTAATCAAAAACCTGTATGCGCGGAAAGTCACCCGTACAGACGTTTTAGACGCGATCGACGCGGTACCGGAACAGCACCGGGAGCATTTCAGAGCACGGCTGAATTACTGGCGTGAGCAGAGAGAGAGCAGGGGGAGATCGTGAAGAGATTATCAATCGGGGTTTGGGTGTTCTTGGGCTGCTATGTGGCGGCGTTCGTGGGCTGTGTGTATGCGCTGGCGGTGGTGTTATGAGTAAACGTTTTGGACGTAACCAGCGCCGCAAGATGCGCGAAGAAATAGCGGATTTAAAAGCCGAAGTGGATCAGTGTGAACGCCTGCTTTCCGGCGTGCGTTCCGAGCTGGCCATGTATCGTGATGTGGCTAACCGTACGGCGGAGGTATTGGGTAATTATTTCATATCCTTGCCAGCGGAAACCATGGGTGTAAATCGCATCCCATACTATTTTAATTTCCCCAACCCATTGCCAGCAGTGCCAGTTAGACCATGGGAACATCCAGCGCAGGTGATGGAATCCCTAAACTACATCGAGTCCACAATCATGGCGGGGGAAACAACCTTCGACAATTTGCGAGGGCAGATGCATATCAAATTTTCCTCCAGTTGTGGTCAGGTGGCTTACGCAGTATCCCGCAACGCGTTTAGCAATATGCCATCAGGGTACGCGATCCGTATGGTGGCCTGCGGTCTAGCTGACTGCCTGGAGCAGATGGAAGATTTCCGGCGTTTCACGGGGTTAAAAATGAGTAGGGAGCGCACCTGATGAGCAAATACGAAGCACTTAGCCAGCCTGTAGCATACGACTATCAGATTGCCGGGGCTTGCATCGCAGACCACCCGAATCCTTGTGGCAAATGGGTTGGTTGGCAAGTAGAACTAAGTCGCGAATGCCCGCCGGATTGGATGGTTGAGGAAGGAAAAGTTAAAGACCTCAAACCCCGCTACTCGCAAGAGTACGTAACCGCACTGATTCAGCGCGCAGAGGCAGCAGAGCGGAGGGAAGAAAACCTAAACGCCAGCGTAGATGTTTTAGCGCAGCGCGTGAAGGATTTGGAGGGCGCAGCCTTGGTCCCTGGTGTTCTACATTGTGCCAAATGCCAATTTCAGCTTACGAAAACCAATCTTTACATGGCCACAGGAACCACGGGCCCAGGAGATAACAAGACAGAACCCTGCCCGAACGGTTGCGGCCCACTATGGCCCGTGACGTGGAAGCAATGGGCAATTGATGAGTTGAAGTCTGCAGGGCAACGACTTCGGCGGCCCGCCAGGTTACCGGATCCGATCGGCTGGAAGCCACCGTCAGGGCGCAATGTTTTGCTTGAATCAGAAGTCATCCAGAAACTGCTTGAGCAGGGCTTCAATGTGGAGAAAGGCCTGTAATTTATTGTTGTGTGGGGGATAGCAGCAAACACAAACCTCAGGGAAGAGGTTTACTTTTCAATCATATGGTTATATGCGATTTAAATTATTTCTTACGCAACAATTGATCAATCTCTCGGTTGCTGATACTGTTTTTATATACAGTATTTTTACGGTAACGATCGGTTTAAACGATCGATAACAAGAAACCGATCTATACATCCTATTTGATAACGCTCGTGGACTAGACTTAGCTTTCAGGGCAGGCAGGGAAACAGGAGGGATTATATCTATCTGATTTACCGGGGTTACTTATGGTTGATGTGACAGATGTTATAACAACGCTCCCTGCCAACTGCTACGTCGCAATTCGCGTCAAAGATAACAAGGTTGTTGGCACAAGAGACATCAAAGACGATGAGTTTATTTTGACATTTAAAGCATTGATTGAAATACAAAAAATGGCAGGTTATACGGTTGTATCACCAGAGGGTATTACGCTATAATTAACAGGCTGGATTGAACACCCAGCCGCTTTATTTCTGAACAAACGCTGCGCCTAAAGGGGATATCCAATGGCGCAGTATTCATTTGTAAAATCAGCAGGTGGTTTACTGGTGCCATTTACGCCAGAGGCCAGAGAATACCTGCAATCGGTAAAGTTCGGCGCGGTACTGTACGCCGATTTCAAACAGGCCCGTAACCCTGGGCTTCACCGTAAATATTTTTCCCTGCTGAATCTCGGGTACCACTACTGGCAACCAACCGGCGGGACAATATCACCGGCAGACAAAGAACTCGTTCGCGGGTACGTTTTATTCCTGGCTCATTATGCTGGCAATGAAGATTCCCTGCAGGCAGCTGCCGATGAGTACCTACAGGATGTAGCACTAAAGCGCGCCGGTAATATCAGCGCCACAAAATCATTCGAAGCATTCCGCGCCTGGGTAACAATCCAATCAGGCCACTGCACAGAATACCAGATGCCTGATGGCTCAATCCGCAAAGAGCCAAAAAGCATTTCATTCGCCAAGATGGACGATATCGAGTTCACCCAGCTCTACAAAGCCACCATCGATGTGCTGTGGAATTTCATCCTGTACCGCACATTCCCCAACCAGCAGGCAGCAGAGAACGCAGCATCACAGCTGATGGACTACGCCGCATGACAACCAAAGCCGAAAAGAAATGGCTGTCCGATGTGGCAGAACTTGGTTGTGTCGTGTGTCGCAACATGGGATACGGACCATCACCTGCAGAAATCCACCATATCCGCACAGGACAGGGCGCAGCACAACGCGCCAGCCACAAGCAAACATTACCCCTATGTCCACCACACCACCGCACTGGCGGCCACGGCGTAGCTATACACGCAGGACAGAAAACATGGGAGGAAAACTACGGGACCGAACTGGATCTACTGGAACAGGTGGAGCGTGAAGTAGGGGAGTTACGCGAATGCAGAATTTAATCCTGCTCTTAAGGGCAACAGGAAATCCTGAAAAGTCTCATGGCCACACGTGGGCGGATAGAACAAAATTCTGTTTGGCTCCCTTTTCCACAAGCGGGGATTGTGTGTTCACTCCTCATCATGCTCGCGCACGCGCGCGTTTGGGGTGGTAATCATGCCTCTCGTCGCCACTTTCCGCACCGAATGGTTTCGCGTTATCACCGACCTGAATCGTCGTTCCCTCTCAACGCAAGAAATCGCCAACGAATTAGGCGTAAGCAAATCTGCCGTGCTCGGTTGGAAGACCGGATCAGAACCGCGCCACGGTGACGGTGAGGCGCTGATCGCTCTATGGTGCCAGGTTACCGGGTTGGATAAGAAGAAATTACCAACGGTGCTCTATCGTCAGTGGTGGACGTTCAAGGGTGGATCAATTGGTCGGGAAACCGACCGCAAGAACCGCCAACAATGAGCGCTCTATCAATCCACGGAGCAACCACAATGGCCCGTCCAAAGAAAGTGATCGAGGTACCGGGGCAGCAGAGCACCCCCGCAGATACGGCAGACACCACGCTTGAGAATTCCCTAGTCGGCAATGCTGCTGACCTACCAGTAACCACCAAGCCAGCTAACACCGCCGCAGAACTGCACGCCGCCACCGCAGGCGCAACAGCCATCGAGCAGACCACGCAACAACGAGTTGCCACGCTGCTGGATGGTACGGCGCTGGCAGAACGTAACGCCATGCTCTCAGCTCTGCCCGCCGCAGGCTTCGATATCGTCACCAGATTCGAGGCTTACGGGTTTGTCGATGCTCAAGGCCACCCGCTGACCAACTGCCTCGATTTCCTCGACCTGGTGAAGCAGGCAACCACACCAGTAGCCACTGTTGCAACGCTGCGCGGTAGAGCTGCTGCAATGGTCGTGAACGAGGACGGCGCCCGCAAAGTAGCCGTAGGCAAGCCAGTGCTGACCGAGCACGGTTGGCACGTACCGGAATAGGAGAACAGCCATGTGTGGAGGCGGAGTTCCAAGCCCTGTGCAAACAGACCCACAAGCCGAGGCAGACGCAGCAGCAAACGCAGCAGCCAAAGCATCGAACGCTGACGCAGCATCACGCAAGAAGCGCAAGAAAGGATCATCACTGCTGGCCACCGGTGCCGAAGGCGCTACTGATACCGGCAGCTCGTTGCTATCCACCGGCGCGACCGGCAAACCTACCTTAGGTGCTTAACCAATGGATGAAATCGCCAACCGTTTAATCAAGCGCGTGGACACACTTAAGGCGGCCCGTCAGTCGCATGAGAGCGTTTGGCGGGAATGCTACGACTTCACGTATCCGCTGCGCGGTTCAGGATTCTCTACGCAAGTGCTGGATGCCCAGAGCGCAAAATCCAAGGTGGCGAAGCTGTTGGACGGTACCGCGACTGACAGCGCACGCATGCTGGCTTCTGCGCTTATGTCCGGCATGACACCGGCCAACGCTCAGTGGCTGAGCCTGGATAGCGAATCACTACCCGACGATGCCAAGGCCTGGCTATCAACCTGCGCCAGTCTCATCTGGGAAAACATCCACTCTTCAAACTTCGACGCAGAAGGCTACGAGGCTAATCTCGATGTGGTCTGTGCTGGCTGGTTTGCGCTGTACATCGAAGAGAACCAGGAGGAGGGCGGCTACTCGTTCCAACAGTGGCCACTGGCGCAGGTGTTCGTGGCATCAACACGCAGCGACGGCATTATCGACACCGTGTTCCGTTGCTATCAGCTCACAGCCGCACAGGCGGTTAAGAAGTTCGGCGACAAGGAAGTGAGCGAGAAGATCCGCAAGGCCGCCAAGGATAAACCAGACGACAAGTTTGATTTCCTGCATGCCATCTTCCCCCGCGATAACTATGTCGTGAATGCGCGTCTGGCCAAGAATATGCGCTTTGCGTCCTACAACATTGAGGTGACCGGCAAGAAGGTGGTGCGCGAATCCGGGTACCACGAATTCCCTGTGTGCGTACCGCGCTGGATGAAGATCCCCGGCACCAGTTACGGTATCGGGCCAACGTACGACGCGCTGCCTGACTGCAAGGAACTGAACGAAACCAAACGCATGGAGAAGGCCGCGCAAGACCTGGCTATTTCCGGCATGTGGATCGCCGAGGATGACGGCGTACTCAACCCGCGCACCGTCAAAGTGGGTCCACGCAAAATCATCGTGGCCAACAGCGTGGACAGCATGAAGCCGTTACTGACCGGTGCCGACTTCAACGTCGCGTTTACCGCTGAACAACGCCTGCAGGCAGCTATCCGCAAAATCATGATGGCCGACCAGCTGCAACCGCAAGACGGCCCAGCCATGACCGCTACCGAAGTGCATGTGCGTGTAGCACTCATCCGGCAACTGCTGGGGCCAGTGTACGGACGTTTCCAGGCTGAATATCTACAACCGCTGGTTGTGCGTTGCTTTGGCCTGGCGTTCCGCGCTGGGGTGTTCCCTGAGCCACCGGAAAGCATGAACGCTGCCAACTTCAACGTGAAATACATCTCACCGCTAGCGCGCGCCCAGAAACTGGAGGATGTGACCGCAATCCAGCAACTGGCGGCATCGGTTGGGCAACTGGTAGCCATTTATCCCGACGTAAAAGACAACGTTGATTCCGATGAAGCGGTGCGGGTTATGTCCGAAGGGCTTGGCGTACCTGCCAAGGTCTTACGCTCATCTGCAGACGTTACCAGCATGCGTGACGAGCGGGCCAAAGCGCAGCAGCAACAGGCACAGCAGGCTCTCATGATGCAGGCAGGCCAGCAGGCCGCCAGCGCAGCAGGACAGGAAGCCGGGGCAGCAATCGGGCAACAACTGGCAGGTAACCAATGATCCACAAAGAAATCACCCCAGAAGACTACAAGCGCGTGTTTGAGGAAATGGCAGGCGGCCCGCAGATTCTGGAGGAATTAACCAAACGATTTGGTCGCCCTGTTTTTGTGCCTGGTGGGCAAGAGGGGGATCGGGAAACGTGTTACAGGGCCGGGCAACGTTCCGTGCTCGATTTCATTTTGATGCAGGTCAACAGAGCAAACGGGGTAGACGATGGCGATGACACAAACATTAACGGTTAACGGCTGGGAGGTTGTTCTTATCCCGCCTACCGCGCCAGACGTAACCGTTGACGATATCACTGGCGCAACTCCGTTGGGCAAGTTGCTGCTACAAGCTGATACGGAAGCCGGGGCTCGGCTACTGATTGACGCAGCGCACCAGCAGTTAACCTTTGTGCAGGATGTTTATTCATGGACTGGCACGCAGAGCATCGCGGCCAATGCGTTTTTCAATCTGGCATCCCTGGCCGCCACGTTATCGACCGATAGCGATGCAGGATCAACGCGCACAGCCACGCTGTACAAGGTGCCAGCCAAGACCAGCAAATCAATGCTGCTATTCCGCGTTCGCGTCAGTGGCACGGTAGGCGGGGCCAGCGGCACAGCCCGCGAATGGAAAGTACAACTGCGCCGCCCTGATGGCACAACGATCATCGGCTCCAATTCCACGGTCAAGGTAACTGGTACCGACCTATCAAACCGTGACCATAACCTAATCAGCTACACGTACGGGCCCACGGATCCATTCTCGGTTAATGGCTTCATGCTCGGCCTGCTGAATGAAACGGGCCAGACGCTGGCCATTACATCACTAACGCTGACCATTCAGCGCGTATTCAATCTGGAGTAAACGACGATGTGGAAACTTAAACACTTATTCATGAATGCCGCAGGAACCGATGGCGGCGAAGGGGGCGGTAATGGTGATGATGCTGGTTCTCAGGGTAATAGCCCTGCTTCTCTTCTCGGTACCGGCGCGGCAGAACAGCCGAGCGCGAATGATTGGATACCGGAGAAATACCGCGTTACTGGCGAAGATGGCAAGTTCAACATGGAGGGTTCTGCTCGTAAGCTTGCAGAGGCGCATACGCACCTTGAGAAACGCTTGGGCGGTGGTGATGTGCCACCAAAAACTGTAGAGGAATACGCGCCGAAGGTTGAGGCCGAGGGCTTCAACTGGGACGAGTTCAAAGCCGATCCAGAAATGCAGGGGTTCCTCAAATCTGCTCATGCCAAAGGCATCACCAACGATCAGCTTGGCTTCGTTCTGGGTGAGTACATGCAGCGCGCCCAGGGCCTGGTGGGCGGTGCCGCAGAACTAGACGCGGAAGCCGCCACCACTGCGTTGCGTGAAACATGGAAAACCGACGCCGAGTTTAAACAGAATATCGGCCTGGCTTACCGCGCATTCAACAACCTGGCCGACCCCGCTGATAAGGGCAAGATGGATGAAATCGGAAATAACCCGATGGTGATCCGCATGCTGGCCAAGATTGGCGCAGAGATGAGCGAGGATACGCCCGCCGGTGGTGAGGTCAATCTCGAAGAACAGCAGAGCATCCGTGACCTGATGAAGTCTGAGGCGTACACCAACCCGAAACACGCAGATCACGAACGTGTATCCGCACAGGTACGGGCGTTCTATCAGAAATCGTACGGTAGCCAGACCGTAGCCTAATTTTCACCAGCTCAAAATTGAGCCTTAAATGAATCAAGGAGTTAACTATGCCCGATCAAGTTACTGAGAATCCAATCCAGGCAGCCGCAAGCATCACGCCTAAATACATCGAAAGCGCAATTGCTAGTGAGCACTACTTTACGGCGGCTGATGGGGAACGATTTGCTAAATGGGGGGAACAGTTCGCCAATGAAGAAGTATCCGCACCGCTGTGCCTGATCACTTTCTGTGTTCTAGTGCTAACCAATGGCGACACAGCAACTGGTGAAAGTGCATGTGCAAGCCAGGCGGATTTTGATGCTGAAAAAGAAAAACAGCTCGCTAGGCAAAACGCCATCAATAAGATTTGGCCGCTTGAAGGTGAGTTGCTTAAACAGTCTCTGGCCCAAGAATAAAACCACATCATCACCAACAACAGAGCCAGCCTAGCCGCTGGCTTTTTCATTTGGTCGGGAAACCGACCGCACACCTCCAACAGAATTGCTCCAACAGCCCGGCGTGGTAGCCGGATACCTGAATTCCCGCTGTCCGTAAGCGCCAATCGGCCAGCGTTGAACCGAGCCGGGAAACCGACACCTCGCAGGCGATAATGTTTGGAGTAATAACAATGTCATTCAATTCCAATAAGAACATGATCACCGCTGCATTTGTGCAGCAGTTCCATGATTCTTTCGAAATTCTCTCTCAGCAGAAGGACTCACGCCTGCAGGGTGCCGTACACGATCGCGGCATGATTACTGGCGCAGCCTTCACCATTAACGATATGGGCACTATCGAGATGAACCAGATCACCACGCGTTTCGGTGACACGGTTTGGGATGTGCCTGAGGCCGGTACCCGTAACGCGCTGATGGCGGATTACGGTGTATTCGTGCCTGTAGAAAAGCGTGACCTGCGTAAGTTGATTGCCGATCCCCAGGGGCCGTACTTGCAACTGACCTTGGCCGCCGCCAACCGTAAAAAAGATGATGTGATTTACCGCGCACTGCTGGATACGGTTTTGCGTAAAACCGAAAACAATGGCGCATACACGCCGGTAGCTCTGCCAGCAGCACAGAAGATTGTGGCAGGCGGTACCGGTGTAACCAAGGCCAAGCTAATCGCAGCTAAAGCCATGTTCCGTCGTAACGAGTGTGATGAGCAGAACGGGGAAGAACTGTACATCACGTACAACGCCGACATGCTCACTTCCATCCTGAGCGATACCACGCTGACCAGCGCGGATTTCATGGCCGTGAAGATGCTGCAGGAAGGCGCGTTATCCGGTAACTGGCTGGGCTTCCGCTGGTTGGCATATGAGAAGCTCGACGCGGCGGAGGATGCCGGTGTAACCACCAAGACCGCCGTCGCCTGGGCTAAGTCAGCCGTACATTTTGGTACAGGTGCCGAGTACAACACCGACATTGGCCCACGTCGCGACAAGAACAACACGATCCAGATCTCCGTTGATGCCTCCTACGGTGCAGGCCGTGCCGCAGAGGAGAAGGTTGTATCCATCGGGTTCGTCGCTTAATGCCAGCGCCCTTGCCGGGGTAACTCCCGGCTTTTTTTGAAAGGTACCGCTCATGGCTTCCAGTGTAACTATCTGCTCAAACGCGCTACTCGCTCTCGGTGCTCACCCGATTAACAGTTTCGATGAGGCTACCGAGCATGCGCGCCTTTGTTCGAACATCTATCCCACCGTACGCAATAACCTGTTGCGCGCTCATCCGTGGAACTGTGCTGTTAAGCGCGTCATTCTCTCACCCAGCAGCACGCCGCCCGCCTTTGGTTTTGGGTTCCAGTTTCCGTTACCTGGAGACCTGATCCGCATCCTTTCCGTTGGGGAAGAGTTCGACGATATCCCGTACCGGATTGAAGGCAACAGACTGCTATCCAATCTGAATGCGATCCGCCTGCGTTACATCTGGAGAAACGAGGACGAATCAACGTGGGATTCTGCGCTGGTCAATCTGGCCGAAGCCATGATGGCCGCAAAGCTGGCTTATGCGGTAACCAGCTCTGCGTCGTTACGTGACACGCTGACGCAAGAGGCCGCCTATCTGCTGCGCCAGGCTAAAGCGATCGATGGCCAAGAGGAGCCACCGGAAGAACTGGGTGGCTATCCAACCCTCGAATCGAGGTTTTAACCATGCGCGCCAATTTGATCAAAACCAACTTCACCGCTGGGGAAATCTCTCCGCGCCTGATGGGGCGTGTTGATATCACCCGGTACGCCAATGGTGCAAAGGTTATCGAAAACGCCGTGTGCGTGGTGCAGGGGGGCGTGATGCGTCGCCCTGGCACCCGCTTTGCGGCTGCTGCTAAATTCGGTGACCGTAAGGCCCGCTTAATCCCGTATGTGTTCAACCGCTCGCAGTCCTACATGCTGGAGTTTGGCGATCGGTACATGCGGATTTACCAGGATGGCCAGCAGCTCGTTAACGGCGACGGTACGCCGTACGAAATCGCCAGCCCGTACAGCGTGGATCAACTGCCTGCAATTAACTACGTGCAAGGCGCTGATACCATGTTCCTGGTTAATCAGGATGTGAAGCCGCACCGACTGCAACGTCGTGGCCAACTTGATTGGGTGCTGGAGCCTGCGCCGTTTATCGTGGAGCCGTTCGACGAGATCCGCGACACGCCAGAAAAGTGGTGTAAGCCATCGGTAAAAGAGTTTGTAGGCTCGGAAATCACGTTAACCCTGAGCGATGCAGAGCCGCCAGAAGATAGCGAGGATTTACCGCCGTTTACTGGCCCCGGCTGGGTTGCCGAGGATGTGGGTTCGTACGTGCGTATCAACAGCGGCCTGGTGCTGCTCAACAGCATAACGAGCGAGCAGGTTGCCGTGGGTACCATTCGCACCGACCTTAGCGCAATACAAGCCGCATCACCGGGCGCGTGGACGCGTGAGGATACAGTGTGGTCGGATGAATTCGGCTACCCGGGCGCGGTGACGCTGTATCAGCAGCGCCTGGTGCTGGCCGGTTCCACAAAATACCCTCAGGCTATCTGGTTTAGCGAAACCGGCGTTTACCTTTCCTTTGAGCTGGGTACCGACGACGACGACGCGATCAGCTTCACGTTATCTTCTGACCAGCTCAACCCGATCGTTCACTTGGCGCAGATGAACACTCTAATCGCGCTGACGTTCGGCGGGGAGTTCACGATCACCGCAGGCAATGACGCGGCAATCACCCCGACCAATATCTCGGTTAAAAACCCAAGCCCGTACGGCTGCAACAATATCCGGCCGGTGCGTGTCGGTACCGAGATCATGTTTATCCAGCGTGCAGGAAAAAAGCTGTATGCCGTGGCGTATGACCCGGATAGCTTTGTCTCTTACTCCGCCAATGACATGACCGTTTTAGCCGAACACATCACCGGTGCCGGTGTGCTCGATATGGCATACCAGCAGCAGCCGGACGCTTTCATATGGCTGGTGCGTAACGACGGCGTCTTAATCTCGCTGGCCATCGACCGTGCGCAAGACGTAATTGCCTGGTCACGGCAGACCACCGAGGGTGCGTTCGAATCCGTCGCCTCAATCCCCACAGAAAATAATGATGCGGTTTATGTGCTGGTGCGACGTGAGGTGAACGGGCAGACCGTGCGTTATGTCGAGGTGCTCGATCCGGATTTGCGTACTGACTCGGCTACCACAGGTGAAGCAGAGGACGGCGCGCAGGTCTGGGACGGGCTAGACCACCTGGAAGGGATGGAGATCGATATTGTTGCCGATGGTTCCGTGATGCCGCAACGCGTGGTTTCCAGTGGGCAGATCACTCTGCCGCGCAAAGCGAAAAAAGTAGAGTTCGGCCTGCACTTTGAAACCACCATTCAAACGCTGACGCCGGAAGTGGCCACATCCGAAGGCACTACGCAGAACGCCAAGAAACGCACCAGCGAAGTCACAATGCGTTTCCTCGATACAACTGGCGCTACCTGCAACGGGCAGGTGATCCCGTTCCGTACGTTCGGCCCGAAAATCCTCAACCAACCCGCGCCCCTTTTCACCGGCGATCACTTCTTCGGGAAATTGGGTTGGGAACGTGGAGAGGACTCCCTAATCATCCAGCAGCCGCAACCGCTGCCGTTCCATCTGCTGGCCATCATGATCACATTCACAGCTAACGCGGGGTAACTATGATTCGACACGCTACCGCCGGTGACATTCCGGCACTGATTGAACTGGGTACCCGCATGTACCTTGAATCCCGTTATGCGTCTGGGGCGTTCGACGCCGATAAATGCGCGGCGTTGGCCAAACAGCTGATCGATGCTGACGCGGGGATTGTGCTCGTTGCAGAACAGGGCGGCCAGGTTATCGGCTGGCTGGGTGGCGGCATTGGTGAACAGTGGTTCTCTCACAGCCTGATGGCCTTCGAGTACGGCTTATTCATCGCACCCGAACACCGGGGCGGATCTGCAGGCCCGCGCATGGTGAAAGCGTTCTTGGCCTGGGCCAAAGATAACGGCGCTGCACTGGTCAATATGGGCATTACCACCGGCGTACATGAAGCACGTACCGGCGAAATGTATGAGCGCCTTGGCCTGAGCCGCGTTGGCTCCCTGTATTCGGTAGAGGTTTGATATGTGTACTGGCGTAGAGATTGCCTTGGTTGCGTCCTCGGTACTGGCTGCCGGTGGCGCAGTAGCTCAGGGACAGCAGCAGAAGAAAATGGCGAACTACCAGGCAGCGCAAGCTAACGCCGATGCAGATGCAGCACGCGCAGCGGGCAGGGTGGAAGCGGCACGGATCCGGAAAGCTGGCGCGCAGCAGGCATCACAGGCTAATGCGGCGCTGGCCGCTTCTGGCGTGGAAACTGGAGAGGGTACCGCGCTGCGGATCACGTCAGATATCACCGGCGATGCGGAGCAGGACGCCTACACCACGATCATCAACGGCATGAATACCGGCGCACGCTATAACGCGCAGGCCCAGGCAGATCGCATCAGCGGCAAGAATGCGGCTAATGCTGGCTATATCAATGCTGGCAGCTCACTGCTACAGGCGGGCGGTACCGCCTATACCGGATGGAAGAGGGGAAACCCGACACCGGCGGCCAGTAAAGCGAGCAGCACCGGCGCATCATCAAATAACATGTTTAGCAATATGGGGATCCGCTGATGCGTATACCAACGGGCAATTTCGGTAACGTCACGCCAACGGCGCAAGCGACCCGGGTAGATGTGGGAAATGTTGGAGCGCCAGCCAATGCACTACAGCACTTGGCCACCGTGGGGATCGGTGTAGCAGAAGACCAACAGCGCAGGATTGCGCAGGACAATCAAAGCCAGCTGCAGGCGCTGACATTGCAACTTGATGATTTCAGCAATGGCTTGGTTAACGATCCCGACCATGGGTTACTGGCGCAACAGGGAACGAACGCCGAAGGGGCAACCAAAACCTACACAAGGAAGTATGAGGATTTCGCCAATAATCTGGCGGCTGATTTGCCGGAGGAAATGCGTACGCAGTTCCAGCAGCAGGCGATCGCGAAACGCATTCAGCTTGAGCGCACCGGCTTAACGCATGAGTTAGGCCAGCGCCGCCAGGTTGAGCAGGGTAATTTTGAATCGACGATCACGAATAGCTCCACGCGCGCCCAAGGCTACTGGGGGGATAATGTCAGCTATCAGTTGGAAGTTGGCAGCGCCCAGCAGCAGATTGCCGAATACGGCAAGGCACACGGATGGACGCCTGAGCAGGTGTCCGAAAAGCAGAATGATTACTTAAAAACTACGGCGTTCAATACCGCTCAGAACATCGCCGTTTCCCGTCCTGATGAGTTTGTACGGATGGCGGGGGAGCCGTCCGACGTTGGCGGCTCTGTTCGTTATAGCGGCCAATCCCAATACGGGGGAACGCCAGGACAAACGAAAGGGATGAAGACTGCAGGGAATATCGATCTCCTTAATCGCCCCTCAGTAAAAAATGAAGATGGTTCTATCAGCACGGTGCGCACTATCTCGATCGGCACAGATGATGGAGAGGTCTTGATCCCGACGGTTAGCGATGACGGCAAAATACTTTCTGATGATGAAGCTATCGCGCTGTATGAAAGCACCGGGAAGAATTTAGGTGTGTTTGAGACACCAGAGGACGCTACCGCCTACGCGGAACAGCTGCATAACGACCAAGAGAAATTGTATGTAAACCCTGGCAAGGGCCAGGCGTTAGGTATTCGGAATAATAACCCGGGTAACATTGTGCGCACCGATAACGCTTGGGATGGTGAAGTAAAAGGTGATGGCCGTTTCGCCTCGTTCGCTACGCCTGAACATGGTCTGCGCGCTTTGTGCAAAAACCTTCTGGCCTATAACAAACGAGGGTATACCACCGTTGGGCAGATCATTAACCGTTGGGCGCCACCAAAGGAAAATAATACGGCAGCCTATACCGCCGCTGTATCAAAGGCGTTGGGGGTACCGGCAGACAAGCCTCTCGATCTGACCGATATCAATACGCTTACCGCACTCTGCGCCAGCATCACCCAGCATGAAAACGGCGGCAATCCATATTCCAAGGAGCAGATCGCCACTGGGGCAATGGCGGCCCTTGGATTAACCAGCCTGCCACAGCCTGAGGGGGCTAAGCTACGTGCCGCCGGTGCAACAACCGCAGTCACACAACTTGACCCCGTACAGCTTGCACGGCTGCGCAGTATGGCGCAGGGGCAGCTAAACCAACAACAACGAGAGTTCCGCGTCGGGTTTGAAGGTGAACTAAAAGATTTCAATACCGCGGCGTTTCAGGGGAAGGATTACCCGCGCCAGTTCACTGCCGATGAATTTACCCGCGCCTATGGGTATAACGATGGCCAAAAAGAATACGCCAATTACCTCGATACCAAACAGTTAAGCGGCGATATCTCTACCGTGCAGCAGCTGTCACCGGCAGGGCAGCAGGCGCTACTGAATGCACGTGAGCCGACCCCCGGCGAAGGGTTTACCGATGCGTCCAAACGATTTGAAACATTGCAAAAGGCTGTGGCCTATGTGAACAAAGCGCGGGCGGCCGATCCAATCCAATACGCCACCGAACAGCGGCAGGTTGATCCCGTCGATATGCAATCCCCTGACTCGTTCCGATCGAGCCTTTCAGCGCGCGCCACTTCCACGCCAGATTTAGCCAGGCACTATGGCACCCCGCTTACCGTTTTTTCAAAATCCGAAGCGGCGCAGATTGGCGAAATGTTGCGTTCTGCACCAGCGTCACAGTCGGTTGCTTACCTTGATGCCATGCGCCAGGGGCTTGGTACCGGTGCGCAATACTCAACCGCATTACAGCAGGTTAGTAGTTATGCGCCATCATCCGCAGTTGCAGGGGCGATCATGGGAAAAAGCGGCAACGTAGTGGGGAACTCAGGCTGGTTTTCAGACACGATGGTTAATCCTGACGATGCGGCGAAAACCATTATTGAAGGGGCAAATGCCCGCGCGGGGATCACCAGCAAAGTTAATGGCGTGGTGAACAAAACCAACGGTATTGGAATGCCTAAGGATACCGACTTACGGCCAGATTTTGATTCGACGGTTGGAAATGCTTTTGCTGGTGACGCTATTGGTGCTGCGCAAGCGTATGAGGTAGCCAAAGACTACTACGCAGGGCTGATGGCTCGCAAAGGCACCTTTTCAGGTGAGTATGATAAAGACGCATGGACACAGGCGATCAACGTCGCAACCGGTGGTGTTTATGACTACAACGGGCAAGGGGATGTTTTATTGCCGTGGGGTATGTCCGAAAGTCAGTTTGATAATTCAGTAAATATGGCATGGAAAGAACAGGTGGTGAACGCTGGCATTAAAGCGCCACCTGGGCAATACGGGTTACAAAGCTACGGTGATAGCCAGTATTTGATCAAGTTGGGTTCTGGGTATCTTACCGGAAACGATGGGAACCCCGTTGTGCTCCGCCTGAACGCCGAACGTGTGCGGTTTGGCCAGGGAGGTTTACCAGAATGAGTTATTTTGGATTTAACCCCGCTCAACAAAACCGGGAGCTAGCTTCGGCAGCAGAAAACCCTCTTGGCTCGAATAGGCGATCTGACGCTGATTTCTTTGATGGTGCATTTACAGCACCGTTCAAGGGATTGTATGCCGGTGTGACTCAAGCCGATCAGGTTGCATGGGCTGGTGTTGATGCAGTGGCTTCACCTATTGCGCGTGCTGTAAATGAAACCTTCGGTATTAACGACACGTCAGAGACTTTCATAAAGGAACAGCGCAGGCTGGCCGAGCAGCAGGTTAGAGCACTAACCCCCGATCGTGGTACCACTGGTACCGCCGGGCAGGTGTTGTTCTCACTGGCGGAAATCGGCGGGCAGGCGGTTGCTGGCTCGTTGGCTGGCGGGCTACCAGGTGCGGCGGCTACAGTGGGGACCCTGCAGGGTTTCTCTGATTATGAAAAATCCAGCGCTGACGGTGTTGATTATGGTACCGCAGTTGAAAAAGCCTTGGTTACCGGCGGAACGTCAGCATTGGGTGCAGTTCTTCCAATGTCGCTGGGGTTACGTGCGGGCGGAATTGTTGCCGAAGGTGCCGGCGCGGCATTATCTGCAGGTGGTAGGGTTGGGGCTATAGCAGCTGCGGGGGCGAGAGCCGCACCTGATATATTTTATGCGGCCGGTACCAGCGTTGCCCTCGGCATGGCGCAACGTGGCTTGTCTGCCGAAACCCTTCGGCGTGGTGGGTATGACGATATGGCCAGGCAGTATGACATCCTGGACGGTCACGCGCTGGCAACGGATGCGGTGCTGGGGGTTGCGTTCGGTGGACTTGGCCGATTTATCAATAGCCGTGGTGAAAACATCCCAACTCGCACTGTCACTTCTGAGGAAGTTTCAGCAGCGCTGACAACCAGCTCACACCTTAATTATGAGGTTACGGTTTCTCCTGGGGTTCCTGTCAGTGTGCTTTCCCGCAACGCGCACAATAACGCCATGAATAAAGCAATGGCTGATGTTCTAGCCGGGCATCCTGTAGATGTTGGGGCGCTGATGGACGGGGCGCAGTTTCTACAGAGAACGCCGCGCATAGACATGGCGTCACTATCTGTTCGTGAAGCATTGGGGCTGGTCGATGAAGGCATTACTGCGCGCACTAGGGAAACCGCTGAACTATCAGAACTGGCCGCACAGGTTATTCCCCGCGGCGAACGGCAGACATTATCCCGAGAAGTAAACGATCTCTCATACCGTGCTACCCGGGCCGAGGCAGAACTGCAACGCCTGCAGGAACAACCATTGACAGGCAGTGGTCGCAAGTTGGCGGAAGCACGCAAAGAGCGCCAGGGCGAACTACAGCGGCTTACCCGTGAGATTGAATCATTACGCTCAGATATTACGGCCCGGCAGTCTCGGCTTGCTGATAGCTCACCTGGTGGGCGCTTTCATGATGCACGATCAGCACTTGAGCGCAGGCGCCAGGAGATGGAACAAACTGAAATTCAGGGGCTATCCCTCTTTTCCACACCGAAGCCAAGATCACGCGAACAAATCCAGCAGGATGAAATTGCTTCTGCTGAACGGTTGATCCGGGGGGGAGATGAAACGGCCAATGTTGAAACCGATATCCGCACCGCTGAACGGGCTGTTGCTGATAATCCGGATCTGCAGGTTCACGTTGTAAATCCAGACGACACAATAACAACGGTTCGGGCATCCGACCTGCTGGAGCAGGCAAACCGCGATGTAGAAAACGCCAAGCATGACGCAAATTTATTTGAAGTAGCTGTCAGCTGCTTCTTGAGGGGATAACAATGAGAGACGAATGCATCCAGGCTGTTAAAAATGCGGCCAATCGATCGCTGACCATGGCCGAAATTAAAGGGATTGAAGAACGCATTAAAACCAGCATGCGCAACTTGGCCAGGAACGACCCCGCCTCCTGGCGTAACCTTAGTGATGCAGACCGCATGCAGCGCGCGGGGCAAATGGCAGCCGACGAGCTTCAACGTGAGGCAGCGCTAAAAAAACGTCGCGTGGCTCTTACAATCTCCGCTCGGCAGCGTCTCGATTCCTACATCAAAGGCTATCAGGGCAAGGGCGGTAAACTGGAGGCGCTCAACCGAACTATTGCTTTTCATGCAGACGGGAAAGCTAATTTTCTTTCTGTTGAATCTCGGGCCAAAGCAACGCGCGATTATGCGTTGAGTCAGCTTGATGAGTTATTCGAAGCTATCGATCCCCGCTTCTTCCAATTGTTTGAGGATGCCCAGGGAGTCCGAGATCTGGTTTATGAGATCCGAGGGCAGGACACCTTAAATGCAAGGGCAAAGAAAGGCGCACAGGCATGGAGCAAGGTGACAGAATTATTGCGCCAACGCTTCAATGATATGGGCGGCGATATCGGACGCTTAGAGGATTGGGGCTTGCCGCAACACCACTCTATGGCCAAAGTAGCGAAGGCCACCCAGGACGAATGGGTTAGTTTTGTCAGCGGTAAACTTGACCGAAATAAATATGTGAAAGAAAACGGCGAACTGATGAATGACGCCGAGATCACCACATTCCTAGGTAATGCCTATGAAACAATCGCTACTGGCGGCATGAATAAGCTGGGTGATTCAGGCATGCGGATTTCGGGCGCCCGCGCTAATCGGGGTAATGCCGAACGGCAAATCCATTTCCGTGATGCGGAAACGTACCTGGAGTACCAGCATCGCTTTGGTGAGAAATCGATGTGGGACGTTATGGTTAACCACCTGGAAGGGGTTAGCAAGGATATTGCCCTGGTGGAAACCTACGGCCCAAACCCGGACCATGTTTTCCGCTCTTTGCTTGATGAACTATCAGGAGAGGCGGCAAAGGCCGATCCGCAAAAGGCAACAAGCATAGGTAAGTTAAGGGATGGAACCGAAAACCTTTACAACTTTATCGCGGGGAAAACTCAGCCGGTAGCTAATCCCCACATCGCCCGCTGGTCTGATCATGTTAGAAACTGGCTCATTGCCACGCGGCTTGGCTCCGCGTTGATCTCGTCATTGTCGGATAATGGCACCATGTATCTAACCGCGAAAGTGAATAACTTACCAATGGCCCAATTGCTGCGTAATCAGTTGGCGGCTTTGAACCCGGCTAACGCTACTGAATTGCAGCTTGCTCGTGGTGCTGGCCTTTCCATGGATACACTGATCGGCAGCGTTAACCGTTGGGCTACAGATAATATGGGCCCGTCGGCATCCCGTTGGGCGGCAACCGCGGTAATGCGTGCCAGCGGCTTGGCAGCATGGAGTGACGCGGGTAAGCGTGCCTATGGTGTTACGATGATGGGTGGGATAGGTAACCTGGTGCGCAAGCATGCCGACCTTGCCAGAATAGCGGATGATGATGCACGCATACTGAAAAGCAAAGGGATCTCTAATCAGGACTGGACTATATGGCGACTGGCAGACCAGGAAGATTGGGGTAATGGCAACACAACCATGCTTACTCCTGAAAGCATAATGCGTATACCAGACAGCAAATTGCAGGCATTCGGTAACCCAGAGCGCGTAAGGTTTGAGGCCATGCGTAAACTGCTTGGCTCCGTGGCGGAGGAAGTCGATATGGCGGTAATTTCTCCCGGGGCTAGGGATCGCATGATTACTGGTGCTCACAAGCAACGGGGTACTGTAGGAAATGAGCTGTACCGCAGTTTTTTCTTGTTCAAATCTTTCCCGATCTCCGTTGTTATGCGTCACTGGTCGCGTGCGTTTGGCATGCCTTCTGCTGGGGGGCGAGCTGCATACATGGCCGCGTTCTTGGCGAGCACGACTATCCTTGGCGCAATGTCGCAGCAGATAAATGACATGCTTTCTGGCCGGAACCCACGCGAAGCTTTCGGGGATAAGGCGCCGAAATTCTGGATAAACGCTTTATTAAAAGGCGGCGGCTTGGGGCTGTACGGTGATTTCTTGCTATCTGACCATACCCGTTACGGTAGTGGCGCACTGGCTTCAATGCTTGGCCCTGTAGCAGGTCTTGTTGACGATGCGGTCAAGCTTGCCCAAGGGATCCCGCTTAATGCCGTAGAGGGGAAACCAGAGCAAAGCGGCGGTGATACGGTGAAATTCGTTAAGGGGCTGATCCCTGGGCAAAACCTGTGGTACACAAAAGCCGTATTGGATCATATGATATTCAACCAGATGCAGGAATACTTCTCCCCAGGTTACTTACGCCGAATGGAGAAGCGTTCCAAGAAAGAATTCAATCAAACATACTGGTGGCGGCCTCAGGATAGGTTACCGCAGTAAAAGGAGGCTAACAGCTGATGGCTCACCCGGTGTCTTATTTAATTTTCTTTATTCTGGCTTGGGCTTTCTTCAACTTTATCGAAAGCAGGCCAAAAGCTGGTGATGTGGTTGGCCGAGCATTTAAATATGTTTTCAGTTTCATCTGGCCGATATCACTGCTATTTGGAGCATATGTTTACGCAGACAAGGGGGAATCGGCGGGCGCTATTATTTTGGGTGCCATCGCACTGGCTTTAGTTATCCCTTGCACGGTCATTGCATCAGATGATCCGGGGAAAAGGTGGTCAGACATAAAAGGATTTTTCCAAAGGTTCTAATAGTCAGGAAACCGACCACACACCCGCAGCACCATAGCCTCATGTTAACCATGGGGCTTTTTTATGCACAACGATTACAGAACCCGCCTTACCGTACTGAGCGACAAATTAACCGACGTCGTTCTTGATGAGGCCGATCCGGATAACTGGCCGGGCGCAGGCAAGGAACCCACAAAGCACACCAAGCAAGAACGAGGCGATCGCTACTGGTGCAAGAAGAATGCGGCCGCATCACTTACGCTACTGGTGAAGGTGCATTCTCTTATCGGCATGCATACGCGCGGCGGGGTACCGAAAGACGGTGACGAGCCGGACGACGAAGCGTTTAAGCTGGGCCAGCAGGTGGCAAGCGCTGAAAAGGCCGCAATGGCTGTATTGGAGCGCATACAGAATAAGAAGAAATGATCTCGTTCGTTGCGTTCTTCATCATGTGGGCCGAGCGGATGAAGTGGGATGTGCCTGATTGCCACTATCGCGCCTGTCACTGGCTGGAGCACCGCGGGGATCTTGCGGTGCTTCGGTGTTTCCGTGGTTTCGGTAAATCAACCATTCTGGCCGTGTACAACGCTTGGCGGTATTACCGGGATCGGCAGTACCGCATTCTGCACCAATCAGAGGCAGACGGCACCGCATACAAGACCAGCCGCGACACACAGAACGTTCTCCGAAATCACCCCTTAACGCGTGGCATGCTGCCTGATGGCCAGGGAACCGTAGAGCAGTGGTGGGTTAACGGCGCGCTGGATATGCGTAATGGCAGCATGTATGCCAAGGGCATTTTATCTAACGTCACCTCGGCCCGTGCCGACGAATGCCAAAACGATGATGTGGAAGTACCGCGCAACATCCAAACCCCTGAGGCCCGCGAAAAACTCCGGTACCGCCTGGGGGAACAAACTCACATCTTGGTACCTGGTGGCCGCAAACTCTACATCGGTACCCCGCACACGCACGACAGCCTATACGACGAGGTGGAAGCGATGGGCGCTGACTGTCTAACGATCAAGCTGTTCAATAAAGAACACCGCATCGAAGAAAAGGACGCCAACCAAACTCATTACGCGTTGCCGTTCGTGCCTGAGTACATTTTCGTTGGCATCCACATCGGCGCACGCCTGCTGGTGGAGGGTACAGATTACCGGCTAACGACTGAGGGTATTGAGTTTGCCAGCCCTCCGGATGAAACGGTCGATTGCTACGCTGATTGCGAATGGCCAGAACGTTTTACGCCTGAGGAAATGACCAAGCGCCGCAAGGAAACGCGCACGCTAAACGAATGGGATAGCCAGTACCAGCTTCACAGTAAACCTGTCAGTGAGTCGCGCCTTAACCCTGAGCGGATGCGCGAATACAACATGCAGCCAGAAATACGCTACGCAAACGGCGGCTGCTCCATGTGGCTGGGCAATATCCAGATCGTCGGTGCCGTGGCTTATTGGGACGTTGCACTGGGCAAGATAAAGTCAGATGCCAGCGCATTATCGATAGTGTTCACGGACTCGCGCGGGCATTTGTACTGGCATAAATGCGTGGGGTTAACGGGGGAGCTGGCCGACTTTGACGAGCGGGACAGAATTAACGGCGGCCAGGTGGTGCAGATCAGGGAGCTGGTAACCAAGTTCCAGATCCCGCGCGTCATTGTAGAGGTTAATGGCCCGGGCGGATTCGCCCCTAAACTTTTGCGCCAGGCGCTTAAGGGTACTGGCTGCGGCGTGACCGAGGAGTTCTCTGTCGTCAATAAACAGAAGCGCATTCTTGATGCGTTTGAAGCGCCGTTATCCTCCCGTTTCCTTTGGGCGCACACGGAGGTACTCGACGGGCCAGCCTATGATCAGATGCAAGATTTTAACCCAATACTGACCGACCAGGACGACGACTATATCGACTCAGGGGCCGGGGCAATCAGTCAAACACCAGTACGGATCGGTAAATTGGTCGGGAAACCGACCGCGCAGGGGCGGGAAGATTGGCAACCATCAGACGGAGATCACGAGGTCACCGTGGATTATTGACCGAGGCCCGACATGGCGATCCCGAACCAGACCCCATATAACATTTTCACAGCGAACGGCATCAGCACCGTTTTCCCGTATGAGTTTTACCTGCTCAATACGTTCGACCTCACTGTATCGATCAACGGGTCGGAACTGACCTCCGGTTTCACCATTTCAGGTATCGGCAACGTCGACGGCGGCGAAGTGACATTCCTCACACCACCGGCTAATGGCTCAGTGGTTTTACTCGAGCGAGTGGTACCAACTTACCGCCTGACAGAATACCAGGACAACGGCGATCTGCTGGCCGAAACGGTCAACAAGGATTTCGATCGACTGTGGATGGCCATACAACAGGCGTTTATCTATCTTGGCCTGGCGCTAACTCGCCCGCTGCTGGGTGGCCCGTTCAATGCTCACGGGTACCGCATCGAAAATTTGGGAGATCCTGTCAACCCACAAGATGCCGTAACCAAGAAATGGTTTATCGAGCAAAACGCAACAAGCCTAGCCCGTACTCTGCGAGTTCCTGAAAACTCAGTTTCACCAGTGCCGCCCGTTGGCATGCGTAAAAACAAGCTACTGGCGTTTAACGACGCAGGCAATCCCATCACGGTTTTGCCAGAAAGCGGATCTGCTGCCGATGTGATGGTGGAGTTCGCCAAGCCGACGGGGGCAAAGCTAAGTGGATATCGAGCTTATACGGTCCATGATCGTCTTGACGTAATGCTTACCACTGGGGCTATGGGTGCGATTGGCGATGGGGTTGCAGATGATACAGCAGCAGTACAGCTTGCTATAGATACGCTAGCAACTTTCACAAAATCCGCATCCCTCTATCTAGAAGGCCGCTGCAAGGTGTCGGGCTTGACAATACCGCCGACACTCAGCCTCACAATTATCGGTAATAATCCTGGTGGGGCAAGTTATGATAAATCCGCACTGATATTCACAAATACCACCGGTGCATCAATAGAGGTAAAGGGATCTGCGTGCGCCTTTGTTGACTTTCAAATGATTGGGTCAAGTAGTGATGTTGCTGGTGGAAGTGATACAACTCAAACGGCATTGTTATTTAACCCTGGTATTGAAAATGGGTATAACTGTGATGCGCACGTGTCGGGGGTTGGCTTCCTTTTCTTCAACAAAATTAACGATCTGCGCGGGCGTAATCTAAAGCTAACAAATTGCACGTTCTCAAATAGCGCTTGGGTTGTATGGATTGGCACTATCGGCATTCCTGATTTCAGGGGACTAGATATAAAAAACTGCCGGTTCCACTACGTGGCCGCTAGTGCTGGCTCGGTAGCATCTCCTTTACAGGCATCTGCTATTTTCATTGACCCGGAAACGAAATTCTTTAGCACTCATATTTCAGGGTGCTATTGCGATGGTGGCAAGTGGTTCTATGTAGGCTCTATGGCGTGGGCTTCTATCAGTGCTTGTCACTTATCCGCACAGCAGGGAGGTGCATTTTATGTCTATAATACAAGCCCTTCCATCGGTAGCATATTCCAAAAAGGAGTTATCCAGGCATGCACAATAAACGGAACTAACACCGCAAACATAGCTAACAACCTGGGTTCAATAACCGTTGCTAGTGGGTGGGGTATAGATATTGTAGGTAATGTGATAAATAACGCCTTTAAACATGGGGTGTACAATGAAGTTTCCAATACGGTTATTAGTGATAACACAATAAAGAATGCTTCTTTCACAGTAAACGATGGTTATTATATTTTCAATTCTGGGAATAACACTCAAATACTAAATAATCGAGTTATTAATCTTGGCCAAGGGCTTGGTACGCCAGCGGCTGCCATTAGGTTGGAAACCTTCACTATCGTAGATGGTAATAGATTTGCAGGTGTTTTTGCTCAGATATGGGATATATCCTCACGCGGAGAAACATTGGTTTATGGGGAGATGAAAATTCCTTCAGCTGTAAGTATTGAATATGGAATTTCCGCGCCAACCTCAGGCCGATATCTAAGGGGTTCAATAGTATATAACACATTACCATCTGCTGGCGGGTTACCTGGCGGGTTACCTGGCGGTTACCTTGGTTGGGTATGCATTGGCTCGGGTACGCCTGGGGTATGGAAGGGATTCGGCGGTATCGAGACATAAAGTGTGGGCCTTTGTATATCACCTCACATGGCGAGATTGCGAAGGTAAATTAAGTCAATTTAATAGCCTTAGTGGCCATGGTGGTGGAGCCATGAAAATGAATGAACATCCCAACAATGTAATAACGCAGATCTTTGCATGGCTTGCGGCAGCAGCCAGCGCAGCAGGAATAACGACGCAAGACTTAATATTTATCGTGTTCGGTGCTGTGGGTGTAGTGATTTCGGTTCTCTCGTTTGTGCTTGGTCGTATTGATGCCCGGACGAAGCGATTGAACGAACAACGCCGCACCGAACTTTACGCCACCTATTTAAAACGACGCATGGATCGCCCTGCAGTTACAGAGGATGAGGCGGATCAATATGTGTCATTACCCGGAGAGGAACACAAAGCATGAATTATAAAAAGACAGGGATAGCCGGTGCAGCCTGCTCCATCATGGTCATCATCGGCCTGGTGGTGGCCAATGGCAATGTGCGCACCAGCCAGAAGGGGCTGGAGATTATCGGCAATGCGGAGTCGTGCCGCCTTGAGCCGTATCTCTGCCCAGCGAATGTGTGGACTGACGGGGTCGGAAATACGCACGGGGTTAATCCAGGAGTACGCAAGACCGTTGACCAGGTGGCCGCAGACTGGGAGCACAATATCTTGGATGCAGAGAAGTGCGTGATCCGTTATGCCAACGGCGACCAGTTGCCACAAGGTGCGTTCGATGCTGCTGTGAGCGTTACATTTAATCTTGGGTGCCCGGCGATGCAGAAATCGACAATGTTCATGCGCTTCCGGGAGGGGCGCATAGCTGACGCTTGCAACCAGTTCCCTCGCTGGGTGTACGCCAATGGAAAGATCCTGCGTGGTTTGGAAATCCGCAGGGAAAAGGAGCGTGAACTATGCCTGTCAAACTGACACCGGCGGCTATGGTTGCCAGTGCCGTGGTGATCTTGCTGGCGCTGGCGTCCATCGTTGGCGCTGGCGTATGGTTGGCCAGCCGTCACTATCAGCCCACGATCGATAACCTCAACAGCCTGCTGGCGACGTGCCAGAGCAACAACCGGCAGCAGGCCGCATCTATCGCAAGCCAGAACGCCGGGATCACTGCACTGCAAATGCTGGAGGCATTACGCCAAGCAGCGGCAGCAGAAGCACAGCGAAAAGCGCGGGCGGCCGCGCAGGACGATTACGGTAAAGCCAATGAAGTGCTGGCAGAGCGCAGTGACGGCGACGTATGCGCCGCTGCCTCATCTGCTTTTGATGATGAGTTACGCAGGGAGCGCGCCAAATGAAAAAGCTGATCGTGATTGCTGCGTTAGCCATAGCTGGTTGTGGAAATGTGCCGGTACCGCCGTCCGCGTATGTTGAGGTTAAAGTGCCAGTGCCGGTGCCATGTAAAACCGTCGATGTTGCGGTGCCTGCGTTCGCGGTTGATCGGTTGCCAATCGGTGCGGCTATCGATGTTCAAATGCGTGCTCTACGCGCAGAACGTCACCAGCGGATCGGATATGAGCGGGAACTGTTAGCGGCTAATGAGGCGTGCAGGTAA